TTCCAGACATAAACATATCAAGTTGTTCTTGAGTCATTGGTTTCTTTTTACCAGCCATTTCCGTCTCCTATACCATAAGTTCAAAATGTGGAGCGTCGATAAACGGACGACGGCCCTGTGAGCGACGAGTGTCGATGTAATCATTCATAGCTGACTCCATGTCGCCATCCCATTGCGCAATGTTTGGCACAGTCCATGCCGCACCCCAACGGATCGGAACGTCAACTGCACGGGCACCTTCTGCCATCGCATCTGCGATCTCATCATACAAATTCAACTCCCAACGGCCTCCGTCCACATAGGCCATAAGGTCTACAGCGATACCGTCTAGGTGTTTTGATTTCATGGTTTGACTTGCACCTTTGGCAACCAATGCACGTTGCTCTTCAATAGTTCTGAGTCCACAAATCACTGAGAAGTCCTGCTTCGTCACCGTAATAGCGTGGCGAACAACTGCTACCATACGCTCATCTACGCCCTCTAGTTTTGCCAAGCTACGTTTTCCTAGTTTGTAAGCCATCTTACTTCCTTCCAAAGAATTTGGTAGCTGACCTTACGGCAAAGCTACTAGCTACGATTACACCCAACGTATATTGATACCACTCGGGCATTTGCTCCAAAGCCGCAAAGCCTTCAGCAACTGTGATGCGCCCCCAATCCCCTGTAAAACAGAGAATTAACGGGATCGAGAAGAGTAGGACGAGATACTCGTCTTTCCACGAGTTCATGGTGCCTTGCGCCATGATCTTCTCCCACTCCGCTTCCGACGTAGCGGCACTCTTCATTATGGTTGCTTTCGCTTCCGCCTCGACTAGCTTGAGGTTAGCTGCCGCCGCTTGTGCATCAGCTTTACCTTTAAGCCATCCGCCTGCCAGTTCAGTTATTGGTCCGATTAGAGCTTGTAGCATTCTTAGCCTCCATCGCGTTAAACCCGAAGTACGCAGCCGTTACACCCGACACTGACACAACATATACCGCTGCAATGTCCGCGATTAGTGACGCTGCTTTTTCCATGCCCATCAGAGAAGCCGCCAGAATCACCAAAGGGTATAAAACCATACCAGACAAGGCAAACCACGTCATGCCTCTCTGTGCGTCTCTTTTGGCGTCTGCGTCTTCCATACGACGACGGCGATCTTCCAGCATAATTTCCCTTTCATCAGGGTCAATCTTACCGTTTCCATTAAGGTCGTAATCATCTTTTTTCATCAGCATACCTTTCGGCTATCCGCTTATGCGTCGTAATTATAACCACTTTTCCATTTTTGTACACACACCAGACATTCGGCTTAATTTCGACTAATTTCAAAGCAATGGACGGCTTGTCCGGCATTTTTTACCATGACCTCTGCTTTTATCTTTTCCTTGTTGCAGTGAGCTTCTGTGCCATACGATCCAAGCTGATAATACTCAAACTGCCCCTCTATAAAACTGAGCCACACAAGTACCCACATCACCAGCGACCCCTAACCTTACCAACAATGTAAATGGCAAACGCCAAAATAACACCGCCAACAGCAAACGCTGTCAAACCAACTGCCCAGTTAATGCAATTGTCTATAAACTCTTGTTTGCGATAAGCCGCCTCTTTGCGAATACGTCGCTGTTCTGCCTCAATTCGTAAGACTTCGTCCCACGCACTAGGCCCATAAACAAAAGAAATGTGGTCTTTTATCTCCTTGCGCATTTGTTCCATCTTGCGCTTCTGATTCCAAATCAAGATCGCGGTTTCTTCATCGGAACCTTTGAACGTCTTTTCCCACCACGGCGGGTTTTTCTGACGTTCCTCTAATCTATTGAAATCACTAAACGCTTGGCCCCAAGTCGCAATGGTATTACCCATTTCTTGAATGTCCTTGCCCGTAGATATAGCCGCCTTGAGCGTTTTGTACGCCCCTGACGCTAAAGCAACGCAGCTAACGGGATCCATTAGAAGATACCCGAAAACCTTTGGGGTCGCGCAATAGGACTGAAGTCTTTAATGACCCCACCCTCATACTTCTTCTGCTTTTTCCGACCCGCTTGGTTCAATGCAATGGCTACAGCCTGATCTTGCTCATACCCTTCGCTTCTTAACGTGCTGATATTATCACTAACAGTCTGATTAGATTTACCTTTTTTTAACGGCATTACCTACTCCTCTGTCGTTGCACATCAATACGTTCACGGTTAACCGCGTTTCGCTCGTCCGCAATCTCCTCTTGCGTTTCGAGCCTTGCGGCATCTGTCGCTGCGCGTTGTTGTAGTTTAGCTTGTTCTAGCATCAATTTGTTTTGATCCGATTGAGCATCTAACTGTAGCTCTTGCTGCTTTAAACCTAATTCTTGCATACGAATCTGAACTAGAGGGTCTGCTGCTGGATCTTGTGGAGGCGGTGCAACCATCTGAGCAATCTGCTGTACAAGCTGTTGTTCAATTTGAGCAACTGTACGAGCCATGGACGCAGGATCCTGCTGTAATTGTTGCATCTGCTGTTGTGCTTGTTGTGGATTTATTCCACCACTTTGAACGAGAAGCTGTAATTGTTGCATCTGCTGTTGCATCTGCTGTTGTGCCTGCTCTTGAGCAAGGAGAGATATATGTTCTTGTAAATGACCATATAATGCAGCTTGCAAAGGAGCCGCTGCCATAATCATTGGCGTTTTCATAAACGCAACATGAGCCGCAATATGTGCATTGTGATCTTGACCAGGAAACGCTTGTACACCACTGCCTTTAAGTACGGCAGCATGTTCCATAGCCGGATCTGTAGGCTGTGGCTGTGGCGGCGGCGGTAAAATCTCATCAATGTTTTGCACTTCTAAGGCTTGATACATACGCCTGTAGGCTGCCTGTAGATTATGCATCTGAGGATTCGACTGAGCCAGTTGTAGTTGACTTTGAGCCAACGACACACGTTGTGCCATCGAAAAAATATTTGGATCACTGACGGGCAGGATATCTACCCGACCGTCAAAATCAGTGACTTTGATTGCAGACTGAGCATTTGCAACAGGATACGGATACGCTTCTGGTAAATTTTCCGCAATTATTCGAGCCAAAATACGGAACTCGTTTTTCTGAGCGTAATGCAAACGTTTGTGTATCGCAGATAAAACTTTCATCCCGCGTTCCAACATCGCCACAGTAGTGCCTACAGGCATCTCCTGGTTCATGTTTTGAACTTGGTTGTCCGCAACAGATACAAAGCGTCTTCCGCCGTCTACAAGTGCCCCTAGAAGCTGTGAGAGCGTTGCAGAAGGTTCCTTATAGGGCAACGGAATAATCGAGTCCCTAATATTGCCTCCAGGCGCGTCAATGTCCCTCCACTCCCCAGGCTGCAGTGGCTCGTCATCATTACGAACCCGCACCCCTCTGGCCTTGAATCCTGCTGGGAGATTGGCAAGAGTACCTGCATCGATCAATTGTCGGAGGAGACTCGTTGCCGCACGACCAAGACCCCCAATCATATGGGTTAAGCCAAAGCCATAGAAACCTAGACCTGGCATGAACTTGTAGTGAACAAAGTATTGAATCTTTTGTTTGAAGGGATCTCCTTCCATATAGTTACGACGAATAGCTAAAATAGTAGAACTATCTCGATCTAACGTAACAATGTACGGAAGTTTAATTCCTGTCGGTTCTCCACTCTCATCAACATCCTCGAAGCCTTCAATGTCTAAATCAACATGCATTTCAAGAATTGTATGAATGTCGTCCGTATAAGATTTAGATGTGCCCTGTAGTTCATCTACTTTTTGATTAACAGGGTTCTCTTCGTCATCTCCTGCCGAAGAAAGTTCAATGTCCCTATACATCCCCGCAACTTGTTGCTTTCGCAAATCGTTGTCTGACATTTTTAAAACATGCGTAATACGTGGCGCAGTTGCTAAGTCACTTGCAGAATATGGAACAACAACATCTTGAGCAGGTACAAACTTAGACACAGGGCGATTCCGAACGGAATCAAAGTATATTTTCTTAAACGTTGACCCACTTAAAGGAAGATAAAACAAAAGCTGATCCAAGTCTGGATCGAACTCTTCCATTTCTTCTGTGATTAAATAGTTCATATAATCCTTGACACGTTTGGCTTGCGCTTCCGTTTCTTTGTTTTGCAAACCAATAACTTGTGTTCTTACAGGGCCACCTGAAGGAAGTAATTCTTTGTAGGCTTGCGCCTGAAACTGTGTGACGCTCTCACTAATCAAAGGATGGGTTACACCGCTTGCGCCTTGAAATGGTTCTGAACGCTCAATTGTTTTAAGACCTAAAAGATCTAACCCTTTGGTGTACGTTTCTTCCCAATCGTCTCTAGATTCATTGTCGTCTTCGTAAGACGCCAACAACTCACTAGCAATCTCTCCCATTTCACTATCGTCAAGATACTCTGCTAAGTTAGCATCAAACGGGATTAACTCCTCTTGGTTCATTTGTCCGCTTAGAGCTTGCGCCAGAGCTTGTACGATTGCTCCGCCTTGACCGTCCGGTATGACTTCCGCTCCGTTTTCGAACATTTCAGGGCGTTCAACGGGAACCTCAACAGAAGCCTCTGTCGGCATCATGTCTTCAGGACGAATCCCAGAATCTACAAGTGGTGGCAACGCCATCAGTAATACTCCTTAATACGAGGAACTTCTATTTCCTCTTCGCGTTCATTGTGCAAAGAAATAAACCCTCCTTGCCTAAAACGCATCAAAGCTAACGTCATACTATCACAAAAGTCATCGTGATCGCCATTAGGAAATGAAACTACTTCCTCAATGACTTCGTCAGCAAACTTTTTGTCAATTGGTGCCCATACTACACTAGCTTCAAATAATGGGGCAACCATGTGCATTCTGGTTACTTTGTCCTTGCCCTTACCAGGCGAAAAGCCAAGTGCTGGAATACCGCGTAACCGCAACTCGTCAATGAGTGGCATCCCCGTCGCTTTCGCTTCGACCAACACCATATCCGGTTCCCAGTATTCGTGTTCTTCATACGCAACCTCTTTTAGTTCAGGAAAATTCCATCGACCACGTCGCGCATCCAAAAGTATAATCTGCTCTGGTCCCCCATCCTCTGGGTGAAAAATGCCCCACGTTGTGATAGCAGAATAGTCCGCCGTCTCTTTCTTCGAGAACGCTGTATCATATGCTTGTATAATGTAATCAACAGGAGGGATTTCTTCCTTTTCCCAAGGTTGCCACCACTCCCGCTTAATAATAGCGGACTCGGATGCGGTCGGAGTTTGTTGCCACTGCGCATTCCACTTACCTACAGGCAGCGATGCCTTAATCGACAACAATGCGTCTTTTTCCCAGAACTCAGGCCACAACGGCTTGTCGCTCGGCAAGATAGCTGGAAACTCCACAACCTCCCATTGATCCGCCATTTTGTCGCTTGCTTGATTAGAAACTAATCGCCCTGTCAGGTCTTTCTTACCCCAGCGTGTCATAACTAAGATGATTGCACCGCCAGGTTGTAAACGTTGTCGTGGACCAGAAGTGTACCACTCATATGCGTGGTCAAATGCCGTTTCGCTTAACGCATCTTGTTCCGAATGCGGGTCATCAATGATGAACAAGTCCGCACCACGGCCTGTAACGGCGGCTCCAACACCCGCAGCAAAGTATTCACCGCCTCTGTCAGTGCCCCACTTACCTGCACCTTTGTTATCTTCTTTGAGAATCGTGTCTGGAAATATTTCTTTATACTGTGGATCATCAATCAAGTCCCTTACTTTGCGTCCAAACCGTACCGCAAGCTCCGTATTGTGCGTAGCTTGAATGATTTTGAGCTTTGGGTTTCTACCTAGAAACCAAGCAGGCATCAAGTAGCTTGCAAACTCAGACTTCGAATGACGCGGAGGCATATTAATTATAAGCCGCTTGAGTTCTCCTCGTGCAACGCGTTCAAGTTTTTCCGCAATAATTCTATGGTGCGCCCCTTCGATGAAATTTTCATACACATGATGCGCAAACGGCATGAACTTTTCCGTCGCTTTTTCACGCAACTCCATCCGCTTCTTGGCTTCCGTTAGTGCCAAGATTTCTTTTAACGCTTCCTCTGGTAATCCCTGTAGATTCATATGTCTTTCCGGTAAAACCCGCCTTGATGCTCAAAACCCATGCGTTCCATCATCTTTCCAACCCTTTCTGGTTTGAAATTAGACCCCAGCGTTGTAAACACTATACTCCCACCATGCATTTTTGTCCAAGCCTCAAACTGTTTCAAGAGCCGAGGTCCAACCATCGTGTTCCTTACCTTACGACTAACATACCAAACGCAGTCGTATCCCGCTACTTGCTCCGTAAAAAAAGGTTTTTCCAAGTATCCGAACAGTAAACCAACAATCTCCCCGTCTTTTTCCGCTATGTTGGCAAAATAATTTCCGCTCATTATACAGCGCATCGCCTCAGAAGCTGTCCTCTCAACACTAAACTTAATGTTAGAAAACGCCGTCTCCTGATGCATCTCCTCCCCAAGTTTGACAATCCCAGTCAAATCATAAGGCGTGGCTCTACGGTAAATCGTTTTACTCAAAAATGCTCCCTATACCCACACGACGTAGCGGGTTGATCTCTTCCCGTGAACCAAGGGTAGGAAGAGATTTTGGCTCAGAAACCTCTGGCTCCAACATCGTATACGCACGAAGCAAAGACGTTAATTGACTACTCGCATCTTGCTCCTCAAGAAGTTCCATAATCGTCGGCTCCAAAGACTGTACGTCATCCCGTACGTTTACTCCAACAGGATAGTCCCCTACGTTAAACAAATTCATCGCAGCAGTAGGGTCCATAATATTCCCCACATAATCATACGACTCTTCATTAAACTCAGCCTTGCCAGTCAAAGGTATTTTCCCTGGACCTCGGTTGTACGCAGCAAGTGCCCTCGCATAGTCCCCGTCATACTTATCTAGCATGGCCTTCATGTATTGTGCCCCGAACCTTAAACCCGTCTCTGGGTCAAAGCGATCTTCCAAACTTATAGCTGCTATGCCAAAACCAGGTTTTTTCGCCGTGTCCGGCATAATCTGAGCAATACCCGCAGCCCCCTTGTCGCTTACCGCATCAGGGTCAAAACGGCTTTCCATCTGAATCTGTCGTGTAAAAATGTCAGGATCGATCCCATACTCTTTCGCAATGTCCTGCGCCATCTCAAGATAGTTCATCGTACTACTCCATTTCCTGGCAACGCCATAACCCCACTGCGCATCTTAACCTGTCCACCCTCTCTAAAGGCCGAGATTCCCGTACCTTTGAACAGTTCCTTTAGTTCCGGCGTCAGGGCAAAACCATTGACCCTTCCAAGTTCGGGGCCAGACTCAGTTTTCAACTGCAACTTTTCCAACCTTGGCAGCTTAACCTTGTTCTGCTTCTCAAGTTTCTCCATCAACTTGTTTACGTTCTTCGGCAAGATATTATCGTAGTATTCCTGATGACCCTCTAGCTTACCGCCCGTCATACCGTGGACCAAGTCCCCTCGGTTGAAAGTGATGAAATCGGCCCCTGAATCAATGGCCTGCTCCAACGCCTGCTTTACCGCGATATTCGTAATCCGGTCCGTCTGGTACAACGAGCCAACGCCTAGATCGTCAACGTTTACATCCGTCGCAAAACTCAAAAGATAATTCAACGAATTTCGCGCTGTATTATAGTTATGACTTTTCTCGTCTATTTGTTCCATGCGCTTTATGAAAGCGTCTTGAAACTCAAGTGCCTCGTCCACAGAATCATAACCTATCCGCTCCAACTCGTCCTTCAGCCCCGAATCTACTCTTCTAGCCGTAGCTTCAAGTCTCGCCAACTCTTCTGGCTTGACAGCGTCAGGAAATGCTTTGGCTGATTTTATTTCGGCTCTTAGATAGTCCAGTCTATTCTTACGCTTAATAACCCCCCCAATAAGCTCTAGATCCTCAGAAAGTTTATCTGCCCCGCCAACAAAATTATTTTCTAAGGACTCCATATTCTTACGTGCCTGACGATACTTTCGCGCGTCCTGCGTAGCTTGGCTCTGAATTTCGCCAACGTGGAACGTCTTACCCGCTATCGTCGCACCTTTGTTCTCTGTCGGAGGATCGATAACGTCAAACTGCCCCGTCCGCATGTGAACCAGAGACGGACCACCCATAGAATACTGCGTTGCCCCAAAGTGCTGTGAGTCCCCCACAATGCCACTGTTAACCGCGTCAGCATCAAAAGGCGACCCAGACAGCGTGATAACCGTCTCACGGTAGTTCTGCGCGTTAGGTAAAAAGTAACCCTTGTACTGAGTATCCGGACCTTCCAAAATCCGTACCTTCAACGGATCACGGAAAAGCCAAGCACGAGTGAGTGGATCGTCCAAGTCAATAGGGCCGTCACTCAAACCCTCAATACCACGAGCCTCTAACTCCGCGTTTGTCACACCGTTCTTGTTATTTGTCAGATAGTTAATAAACTCCTGCTTGTTCTTAAACTTTTTCGGCGCACCAGGAGCAAGCACTACCTCCTCAAAACGAGAGTTCAACGCCGTGTCCTGACCCGTCATGCTGAAGTCCATTGCCTCAAGCTGATTCATCGGGGTTGGACCTGCTCCTGGAGGACCATACGGATCATCCGCCATCATGTTTTCTTGAACCGCATTCGCTAACGCCTGAAGTCCTGGAGGGGCACCGCCTTCAGGAATCTGCAATACGTTACCCGCATTTTCACGTTCCCACTGAATCGCTTGAGGTATGTCTCCTGTGTCCTCTAACGTCGCAATATATGGATTGTTCGGACTTAACTCCTCAAAATCCCCAGTGAATGGATCACGAACTATCACAGGTTCTATATCATCCGCGTCCGCAACATCCCTAAACGGATCCAACGGCTGACCTGGCTCCGTCGCTACAGGCGGAAACAACTGATCCATCAACTGTTGACGCTGGTCCGCAGTATAACCACGCGCAGTCATGGCTTCGTCTAAATCATTAAGGATATCCCCAGGGCCGTAACCCATGCTCTCCAGTTCAGCTACATAATCCTCACCAAGGCCAACCAACGCATCACTTATCGTCATCTGATCAGTGTCACCAAAATAACGCGGTAACTGATCGTCCAATACGTCATCCAATCGTGCCGCCAAATTCGCATAATATGTAGCGTCCGTGTCGTCGTCAGGAACTAAGTCCTCATCCAGTCCACCAGTGGCTCGCGCCTCAAGGTAATCCGCTTCATCCAGCTCAGTATCTAAACGAGCCGTAACCGCAGCTAACTCATCCTCTGGACCAAATATCTCATCTAACGTCGCATCAATGTCCGCGTAATCCGCCTCTTGAAACGGTAACTCCTCCGCATCCATCGTCTCATAAGTGTCACGCAAATCTTCAAGCGTAGCCAACGGAGTCTCCGGAAGCTCCTCCAAACCCAGTTCCGCAGGCCGAGGTCCAAGGTCCGCGCCCCCTGGGTCAGGGCGCGTAGCCTCCAACTCCATCTGAGCCATCATAGCTTCAATCTCAGGATCCGTCACGTCAGGATTCTCAGCGCGTAACCGACGACGCAGCGCACCAGTCACACCTTTAATCCCCAACCCAACCATCGGAATTAACTCTGCAACCGTCAACGCATCCAAAAGCCGAGCCTCTTCCTCCTCCTCAAGAGACATCCCAGGATACTCACCACCAGCCAAACGCTGACCACTCTCAACAATAGGTAACCCCAAACTCATACCCAGATTCTGAGCAAACGTAGCAGGATCTCCACTCTCTCGAATGAAATCATAAGCACCAGTCGCCGCACCCGTAAGCAATCCCAACGGGTCGTCCATCAACGCACCAATGCCCTTCTCAACCAACCTACCTCCCGCCTTCGGATAACGAACAAACGCAGACCCAAGGTCCGAGTCACGTATGTATCCAGGCTCAATAGTCGATGGGGCAAACGGATCGCGGATCATCGGGTCTCGGTCCCCGAGGAACATCGGCTGGGTCAAAGGAGGTAAGGCCATAAATAACTCCAAGTAAGTCTTTGCCGCAGTTTACACAAAACCCAAATGAAAATACACCCCCGCATTTTTTGGGGGCTAGGGACTCCTACTTGTGGTCTACATACAAGTGCAATGAAACTACCGACGAATGAATCTGTGAAACTAACATTATAGGAGAGACGAGAGCGATGCGCCCCGCTCTTAGGGGGGTTGGGGGTTGCACCCGAACCTTCGAACCGTTGCAAACAGGCATAGTAACCCCCGTTGCGATAGAGAAGGGTCTGATGACTGCGGCACGCTGAACCTGTCAGGAGGAGAGACCAGCACCCAGGGAACATCTCACTGGTCAATGCAATCGTTCACGACTTTTCTTACGAAAAGCTCGACCACTTATGCACTGACCTAGTATGGCCTCAGACGGCCTGACTTACCGATGTTCTAAGCAAATCAACCTCTCACGGAGGGCGCACCGCAAGTATAGCAATAGCAGTTTAGTGGCACGGGACTTACGCCCGTGCGTGTCCTTGCTCCTATTCGGTGCGCGATTTGCCCAGAGTCAGCCTTACGCTCCGACTCCCTGCAACCGTGGGACAAGTCGTTAGTTCCGTTGCACGAAGGTCGCTTCGACTTCAGGCTTCCACAATGCTCTAGGTATGCCCGTACTGCTGTCTGTGTGCTATTCACGATCAGGTCAGTCGTGCAGCGGCTCGACTGGCTGATTCGCGGCACACAGGTGCAGATACTAATGTTATTACACACACACACATGATTTGTGGTTATAACCCCGTTGAGGCCATGCGGAAGATTGCATCGCCAAGGTGCCAGTTTTTTTGCCCGATGGGCTTATCAAAAAAACTGAGCTGAACGGCTACTGGTAGAGCTTCGCACATTTTAGTGGCACGGGACTTACGCCCGTGCATGTCGCCGCCTTGACCATTCCCAAGTCCCACATTTTTAGTTTTTAGCTATTTGGGACTTGGTGCGAATCTTCCTCCTGGACACAACCGGGGCACCACAAATATGTGCGTGGTGCGTTTTGTTAGCTAATATAGGAGATACACAATGGCTAAGTATTCATACCTTCCAACTGAAGACATCGCAATCAAGTGCGAGTTCACTGTCCACGACCTCAAGGTTCTGGATCGAGTGTTGACTGAGTACGTCGATTCAGACGGCTGGTCATACGAAGAATGTCTTCATCGGGACATCCGTCAGATCTTAACTCAAGCGTTCGAGTCAATGCACACGAACACACAGTACGACAAGGATCGCTTCGAGAAAGTGGTCGAGTACAAGATCAAGCTCAAGTCTCGGAAGGACGAGGTCAACTTGTCCAAAGAGCTAGATGACGAGATCCCATACTAATTCAATCGCGG